GCGGCCGTCTGCTTCACGAGCTTTGCTTCTTCCTTGCTGAGCACGAGGTCCCGCTCGTGGGACTTTTCGTAGGCCATTTGTGGCCCTACCGTTGCCCAGCCGTGGACTGTTGGGGCTCTTCGAAGAGTTGGCCGCTTGCGCCAACATCCGCAAAACCACTAAGAACTAGCCTCGCCTGCTCGATGAACAACTCCCGCATCAATGTCGACTTCTGCTGGCCGGTGTATTCCGTCACCGCGTCCAGGAGCTTTGCTTCGGCATCATTCAGTCGGACGCGGATCACCACGTCGCGGATGTTTGAGGGGTCGGCGTACATGGATTACCTCCCGAATGCCCCGGAGCGCTCCCTGCTACGATTGACGTGCGACCGTTCAACCATCACAGGGAGGCCCCATGGCAACAAGTGCGAAAGCAGCGTTCGAAGATGCGAAGGCGTATGTGGACCACAAGAAGGACCCGGCAATGTTCAGCATGCTTGCCGGCCTTTACCTGCTGGCGAAGCAGCTCGAGGACGTCGAGAGGCGCCTGAAGTCAGTCGAGAGCGACGTGACCGGGATGCGCTAGCTTCGGTCGCGGTCATCCCCGCGTCGGTGGGGCGATGGCGCGGATTGCGCCCGAGCGCTTCACTCGCTGTTTGCGCGGGTTTCATGCGGCCCTCTCGCGCGCGGCGACCTGCTTGCGCAGCGAATGGAGTTCAGCGGTCCGGGCCTTGCGCCAGATCCGGTTGTAGGCGGCGTGGCAGGCATAGCAAAGTCTCTGGGGAGCGCGATCGCTGGCCGAGCCGCAGGAACTGCACTTTGTTCCACGGCGAACCGTCATGCGATCCTCGCGGGCTCGGCGGCGGGCACGTAAGACGCGATTTCGGCGCCCTCTTCCTTGGCTTGCTGGTCGGCCTGCAACGCGCCGGCGGTCAGGTGCTCGGCCTTGAGCTGGTGGACCGTGGGAATCCGCCTCTTTTTCCAGGTGTCGACCAGCCGGCGGTCCACATCAAGGGCTCGCGCGGCATCCGAGGGGCGGAGATAATGGGCGATCAGGTCTTCGTAGGTCATGAGCGTGCATTGTCCGCATTTGCGGACGTTTGTCAACACACGCGGACGGGCACCTGCGGACAATGGGTTGATGCCTACCCCTGATCCCGCCACCTTTGCTGGCCGCCTCCAGCTTGCGGCCGAGCACGCCCGGGTACCCTACAGCCAGAGTGCAATCGGCAACGCCTTGGGCGGCGTGGATCGCCGAACGGTCGATCGTTGGTTTAGCACCGGCCTCCCGAATCCCGAGATGCTTTTCAAGATCGCGGACACCTTCAAGGTCGATGCGCGATGGCTCGCCAGCGGCCAGGGCGATATGGTGACCGCGGCCGCGCCTGAGCCCGCGAAAGCCCCGACACTTCCCAAGGAGGCTCAGGACATAGCGCTTGCGTGGCTGCGCTTGACGCCCGTTCGCCAGCACGCGATCCGCGAGTGGGTTTTTCTTGAGTCGGTCCTCGCCGAGCACTATCCCTGGCTACTTCCAGGACGCCCCACCGGGCAGTCGTATGCCGACTACGAGAAGGCCGTCGAGAACGACATTATTCGCATCACAAAGCACCTGATGATGCAAAAGGACGGAGGCGCTAAATGACCAGACTGGCATTCGCAGCTGCGGTCGCTTTGGCTATCGCTCTGGCAGGGTGCGCGTCGACTTCGAAGTACCGCTTCGAAAATCCTCAAGGGAAAAGCGCTGACCAGGTGAAGGTGGACACGTTGATTTGCAAGGACGAGGCGAATTCACGCCCCGACATTGCGCAATCGGGATTTTGGTCCGAGGTGCTGGCGGCCACGATCATCGGCGCGCCCATCGCGTTCAACATGGCTTCCAACGCTGACGACGCTTGGCAGCTTGCCTATGCCGCGTGCCTCGGGAAGCGCGGTTACACCGTCGTGCCGGTGAAGCAATGAAGATCGTCCGCGAGAAGCAAAAGTTCGTCGTCAAAGAGGGCCCCTCCGGGCCTTACATCGCAATCGAGCCGCTCGATGGCCAATCGCGCGTTCTCTACCTATTCCTCCCAGCCGGGGCGACAATCGTCCATGCGGAGACTGTCGCGCGCCAGCTGAACGACTGGGATCTCGCACTCGGTTTCGAAGGCTAGCGCCGGCGAGCGGCGATGATGGCTTGCATGGCCAGGGGATAGTCATCTCGGCTGCGGATATTCCACCGCCGATCCTGGATCAGCTCAGACACCAACGCTTCTCCGCGCGCGATCGCTTCGTCGCGCTCCTTCTCAAGCCGGACGATATGTTCGCCAAGCACCGTCCAGCCTGTTCTCGAGTCGTAGGAAACGGCGCCACGCTCCGCCACGGCTTTAGCTAGCTGACACTTCAGCAGTTCGTGCGCGCTCAGCAGTGCGCGGTGCTGCTCGATTGGCACGCTGGTCGGCTTCATTTCGATGATCTCGTACGGGTGCTCCGCGTAAGGCTTCTTGCCGTGGGCGACCAACTCGGCATCGCACTGGCGCATGGCCGCCTCTTCGTTTTCAGCCTCCTGAAAGCTCACTCCTTCAATCCCCCGCTCCCGCGCTTCCTGGGACACGTCGTGCCCATTGCATTTGAACAATTTCATCGGTTTCTCCTGTCCGGGACCTCCCGGCGACCGAATTATAACTATTTCGTCCGCACCTGTTGACAGTTGTCCGCAGATGTGGACAATGGCACCTGTACCCCGCGAATCGGGGCAGGGAGCCAAGAATGGACCGAATCACCGCAGCAGCCCAGACCGACACCGCCTTCCGCCGGGCCGTCGCTGGCGACTTCGCCTCGATCGATGCCCTGATCGCCCGGGAGAAGTCCCTCCTGACCCCGTACGACCGGCTTCGCAGCCTGTTCGACTACCACGTAGCGGCGGGGATGTACCAAGGGCAGGTCTTGGCGCAGTCCTCGCGCTACGTGGGAGCGGAGGCGCGGGCTGACGCCAAGGTGCGGTACGGGTACCACCGGGTGGCTGCGAAGGCCCTCCAGCGCAGGCTCGGGAGGATTGCGCGGCGGGGTGAAGCGTGAACAGCGCCCGGCCGATGGACGAAACCACGCTGACCGCCCTGCAAGGGTCGATTAAGAAGTGGGAAGCGATTGTCGCTGGCACCGGCGGTGATGCTGGGGTCGAAAACTGCCCGCTTTGCGCTGCGTTTGCCGACGCCGAGGACGAGGACCCGGAAGGGTGGCTGGAGTGCTACGGCTGCCCCGTTGCCCACACGGTCGGGCAAACATCCTGCGGCGGCACGCCTTACGTCCAGTGGGCAAACGGTGTCCGAGCCCACGAAAAAACCGCGGCCTATCCGTGGAAAGCCACCACGCCCGAGCTCGTCGCACTCGCGCAGGCTGAACTCGACTTCCTGACCTCGCTGCTTCCGGTGCCCGCATGAAGGCCCTCCTCGAACGCCTCCTCCTCGCCTTCTGGGAGAACGAGGTCGAGTACCTCAAGCAGCACAAGGCCGACCTCGAAAACCAAAAGGCATGGCTCGTCAAAGAGATTGCCGAGTCCGAGGCCCGCTTGCGTCGCGCCGAGATTCGCCAGCTGCAGTACGCGCGGCTGGCATGAACACCACCCCCGAAAGGAGCACCGGAATGGAAGAAGCGCAGCAGTTGACGGTCGTCGAGCGTGTTCGCACCGCGCTCAGCGTCCCGCAGGTCGAGGCCGAGTTCAAGGCCCTGGCCGAGCAGTCCAAGAGCATCGTGGCGATCACCAACGAGGCCGGGTATGCCGAGTGCCATGCGGCGCGCATGCGGTTGGTCAAGGCCCGGACCAGTACCGAGCGTCGCGGCAAGCTGGTGCGCGAGGACGCGACTGCCTTTTCGAAGGCCGTGATCGCCGAGGAACGCCGGTTGATCGGGATCATCGAGGAGGAGGAAAAGCGCCTCCAGCGGTTGCAGAACGCCGAGGACACGAAGCGCGAGGAGAAGATTCAGGCCGAGCGCGCGCGGGTTGAGCGCATCGAACTCAGCATCGCGGCCATCGAGCAGACGCCCTTGCGCATGGCGGGCAAGACTGCGGCCGAGATCGCCAACGCCATCGAAGGGCTGAAGGCGAACAAGCTCGACGCCTGGGCGATGGAGTTCGTAGGCAAAGCCGAATCGATCAAGGCCTCGACGCTGACCGCGCTCGAGCAGCTCCACGCCGGCGCGCTGGCCACGGAGCAGGCTGCAGCCGAAGCCGCGGCGAAGCTCAAGGCCGAGCAGGAAGAACTGGCCCGGTTGCGCGCCGAAGCGAAGGAACGCGCTGACAACGAAGCCAAGCTGCAGGCCGAGGCGCGGGCAAAGCTGGAAGCCGAAGAACGCGCCGCCCGCGAACGCCGGGAAGCCGAGGACCGCGCAGCGAAGGAAGCCCGCGACAAGGCTGACGCTGAAGCCAAGGCCGTCCGGGACGCCGAGGAAGCGCGCCTGCGCAAGCAGCGCGAGGAAATCGAAGCCGCGCAGCGCAAGGCCGACGACGAGGCCCGGAAGAAACGGGAGGAACTGGAGGCCCAGGCCGCTGCGGATCGCAAGGCGAAGGAAGACGCCGAGCGCGAAACCCGCCGCCTCGAAACCGAACTCATGGACGGCCAGACGCTCCTGACGGTCTTCAAGGATCGCTTCGGCAAGCGCCGGGAATTCGCAGGTGTCGTGAAGGCCATCGATACCTACTTCGCCAACAAACAGCAAAAGGTGGCCGCATGAACCAAGTCGTCGAAGCGAGCGTCATTCAGTCCCCGGCGCCGCAATTCACGCGAGTCGAGGACCGCGCGCTGCCGGTGGCTCAGCCCGGTTCCGAATCGCCCGCATCCATGCTCGCCCTGGCCGTGCAGAAGGGCATGGCGCCCGAAACCATCGCCAAGCTGATGGACCTGCGGGACCGGTGGGAAGCGGCCGAGGCGAAGAAGGCCTTCGACTCCGCACTCGCCGCGTTCAAGAAGGACCCGCCCGAGCTGGTCAAGAACAAGCACGTTTCCTTCGAACACCAGAACGGCGGCGGCAAGACCGACTACTACCACGCCACGCTCGACGAGGTCTCGGTCAAGATCGGGAAGGCTCTCGCGCCGCATGGCCTGTCACACCGCTGGGACGTCGAGCAGCTCGACGGCGGCATGATCCGCGTGACCTGCGTCCTCGCGCACTCTGCGGGCCACGCGATAAAGGTGCCGATGCAGGCCGGGCGTGATGAGACCGGCAAGAAGAACAACATCCAGTCGGTCGGCTCGACGGTGACCTACCTCCAGCGGTACACGCTGCTCGCCGCCACCGGCATGGCCGTCAAGGGCCAGGACGACGACGGCCGCGGCTCCGAGGGGAAGGAAGACCTGCTCTCCGAGGCGCAAATCTCCGACTTCATCGCGACGTTCGACGAAGCCTCCGACCTCGCGACCCTGCAGGCCTCGTTCTCCAAGGCCTACAAAGCTGCCCAGGCGCTCAGCGACAAGGAAGCGATGGGGATCTTCACGCGCGCGAAGGATGCCCGCAAAGCCGCCCTGTCGAAGAAGGCCAAGGCATGAAGATCATCGAGTGCGAACAGGGCACGCCCGAATGGACCGCGGCCCGCTGCGGCAAGGTGACGGCTTCCAATATCGCCGACGTCCTCTCCCGCGACCGTAGCGGGAAGGGAGAAGGGGCAATGCGCCGCAACTACAAGGCGCGCCTGGTGTGCGAGATCCTCACCGGAATCTCGCAAGAGGGGACCTACTCGAACAAGGCCATGGCCGATGGCATCGAGAACGAGCCCTTCGCCCGCTCGGCCTACGAGGTCAAGCACGAGGTCATGGTCGACCGCGTCGGCTTCATCGTGCACCCCACCATCGATCGATTCGGCGCTTCGCCTGACGGCCTTGTCGATCCGACGAGGAAGGGGGTGCTTGAGGTCAAGTGCCCATTCGCGGCAACGCATATCGCGTGGCTTCTCGCGGGCGTGGCCCCGACCGAACACCAGCCGCAGATGCTCGCCGAAATGGCCTGCACCGAGTTGCCCTGGGTGGACTTCGTTTCCTATTGCCCGGCGCTCCCTCCGAACCTGCAGCTATTCACCGTGCGCTTCAACCGCGACGAAAAGCGCATCAAGGACATGGAGGCCGAGGTCAGGGTCTTCCTTGGCGAGGTGGACGAGCTGGTCGCCAATCTCCGGGAGCGCGCACAGTGACCCGGGCGCTAGAGGCTCACCTTCGGCTGCTGGCGAAGCTTCCGGTGCGCACGCACCTGGCCGAGCCCGCCGAGAAGGCCCGGGGCAGCGACTTCATTCCGCGCAGGCTCAGGTCGGAGAACCCCTGCGAGCGCACGCTGAGGAACCGCGCCAAGCGTGAGAAGCGGCTCGCGGAGCAGTGGGTATGAAGACCTTCCCCGATCCCTACATGACCGTGGTCGACGCCTGCGCGCAGATAGCGCGGGAAACCTCCATCGGTGAAATGTCCAAGTACGTCGAAGGCCTGCCGGTAGAGATCAAGCAGGACGAGCGTGTCACGCGGGCGGTGAAGGTGCGCATCGAAGAACTGCGCCCGCAGCGGAGGAAGTCGGCGTGAGCAGGGACGAGTCCATAGAAGGGAGCGACCGGGCACTGAAAAACTATGAGGGCCGTGGGAAGCAGTCGAATGCGGTTCCGAATCTCGGGTCGGACCCACATCAAGGCGCGAAGTTCGCTCCCTTCTATGGGCTCACCGATGCCCAACGCGCCGCGCACGAGCGCCTCCTCTCCCGCCTCCCGGTGCGCACCGTCGGCGATCCCTCAATGCCCGAGAACTGGGCCGAGCGGGATCGCGAACTCAGCCCGGACGAACTCCCCTACCTGCTGGCCAACAAGGAAGCTGCATGAACAATCGCGATTTCTTCGAGAGTGGCCAGCGCCTGCAGATGACTGAATCGATCGATATGACGATCCAATCCATGACGGCGTGGGGAGCGGCGCACGACCATTGGGCGCTCGCCTGGTCGGGCGGCAAGGATTCGAGCGCCACGCTGACGCTTATCTGCTACCTGATCGACTCGGGGAAGATCCCACGCCCCAAGACGTTCACGGTGTTCTACGCGGATACCCGCATGGAGCTTCAGCCGCTGGCGATCTCGGCTTTGCAGATCATGGACGAGCTTCGCGAGCGCGGCATCGACGTGCGGACAGTGTGCGCGCCCATGGACAAGCGATTCTTCGTCTACATACTCGGCCGCGGCGTGCCGCCCCCGAATAACAACACGTTCCGCTGGTGCACCCGGCAGATCAAGGTCGAGCCGATGCAGGACGAAGTTGTCAAGGCCATCGAAGGCCTCGAAGGAACCGTCCTGATGATCACCGGGGTGCGCCAGGGCGAGTCGGCCATCCGGGACCGTCGCATCGAAATGTCCTGCTCCAAGGACGGTGCCGAGTGCGGTCAAGGCTGGTATCAGCAGATCCTTCCCGAGTCGAAGGGCCTGCGCGGCCGGATCGCCACGCTCGCGCCGATCCTGCATTGGCGGGTTTGTCACGTTTGGGAGTGGCTGAAGCACTGGGCCCCAACCGCCGAATTCGGAGACTGGTCGACGGCCGACATCGCGGACGCCTACGGAGGCGACGAGGCGGAAGAGATCAATGCCCGCACCGGTTGCGTGGGCTGTCCTCTGGCCGCGCAGGACACCGCGCTCGACACGGTGCTGCTCAATCCGCGCTGGCGGTATCTCGCCCCGCTGAAGGGCCTGAAACCGCTCTATCGCGAGCTTCGCCTTCCGCACAACCGACTCCGCCAAGCCGGGATAGAGCGCCTCAAAGATGGATCGATCGGCAAGAACCCGCAGCGCATGGGTCCCATCCTGCTCGAAACCCGGCTGCAGGCTCTCGAAACGGTTCTCGGCATCCAGGAGGACTGCAACATCGCAGCGCGTGCAATTGGCCGCCCGCTGGTCGACATCCTCAATCGCGAGGAAGAAACGCGCATTCGCGAACTGATCTCCGCTGGCACGTGGCCGCAGGGATGGGAAGGCGACGAGCCGCATGCCGACGAGCTGCTCGAAACGATCTACCAGAACGGAGCGGTGCAGCCGCTTCTTTTCAAAGCATGACCGCGCCCGCCATCCTTCCTTGCCCATTCTGCGGCGACACGGACCCCGCAATCGACGAGATCGAAATGGACATTTGGGCCGTCTGCTGCAACGAGTGCGGTGCAGTAGGGCCGCATCAGTCCGACGATGGGGTAACGAATATCGGCCCCAAGGCAATCGAGCTTTGGAACAAGAGGGCCGCGTGAGCGCACCGACTCGCCCGGTCCTGCGGTATCACGGCGGAAAGTGGCGCCTGGCACCGTGGATCATCGGCTTCTTCCCCGACCATCGGGCGTATGTCGAACCGTTCGGCGGCGCCGGCTCGGTGCTGATGCGCAAGCCCCGGTCCTATGCCGAGGTCTACAACGACCTCGACGGCGAGATCGTCAACCTGTTCCGCGTGCTGCGGGACAACGGGGACGAGCTCGTGCGCATGATCGAGCTGACGCCTTTCTCCCGCGAGGACTTCTACGAGAGCTTCCTGCCGACGCTGGACAAGATCGAAGCGGCCAGGCGCACGGTGATCAGGTCCTTTATGGGATTCGGCGGCAACCTCACGCGCCCCAATCGCGACCAAACACCGCAGCGCACCGGCTTTCGGACCTACTCGAAGAAGAACCGGGGCAGCATCCCGGCCGGAGACTGGCGCAACTATCCCGAGGCAATGGCCGCGCTGATCGATCGGCTGCGCGGCGTGGTGATCGAACACCGGGACGCGACGAAGGTCATCCAGGAGCACGACGGCGATGATGTCCTGCACTACGTCGATCCGCCCTACGTGCACAGCACCCGTGGGTTCGATGCCGGCGGCACGCACCGAGCCTACCGCCACGAGCTGACGGACGACGAGCATGCTGCCCTTGCCGGCGTGCAGCACGCCGGCAAGGGAATGGTCATCGTCAGCGGGTACGCCTGCGACCTCTACGACCGCGAGCTCTACGCGACCTGGGCGCGCTTCGAACGACCGCACATGGCGGATGGTGGTCGCCCGCGTCTGGAGGTGCTTTGGCTGAATGACGCCGCTGCCGCCGCACTGGAGAAAAGGAAAGCAGCATGAGCTTCTGCAACTGCAATCAAGGTCGGCTGCCGTGCACGTGCGGGAAGGCCGCGAGCAACGTCGCTGATCCGGTGTGCGACAAGTGCGGCGCACCGATGACAACCGCCTTCATGGCCGTGTTCTGCCCGCAGCGTGAGCAGTGCGCGTTCTTCCCTGCCGAGCCCGATTTGCAGGAGTTCATTCGATCGATGTACCCGACCGAGCCGCCGAGCGCTCAAGGCGAAGCTGTCTCCGTCGCCGTGCGGGACGAGCTTACTAAGGAGCTTTTCTGATGGACACGATTTACCGCACCGAGACTTACGAGATCCTGCATTGCGCCTCGTGCAACATGGGATTCGGAATCACTTCGTCATTCGATGCAGCGCGAAAAAGCGACCGCCAGATCTTCTATTGCCCGGCTGGGCACAAGCAATGGTTCCCCGGTAAGACCGATTCGCAGCGGGTGGCCGAGTTGAAAGCGCAGATCGCCACCAAGGACGACCTTCTGCGGTCCACGCAGCGCGAGGTAGAGAAGCGCTACCGGCTCCAGCGAGCCGCCGAGGGCAAGACCCGGGCGGTGAAGAAGCGAATCGCCAACGGCGTCTGCCCGTGCTGCACGCGGAGCTTCCAGAACCTTGCTCGGCACATGAAGAGCCAGCACCCCAAGTTCCCGACCGAGCCATGAAGCGCGGCGCAACCTACTCGCCGTGCAATGCCCTGCGATTCACGCTCACGCGCGAGTGGGGTCCGGGCCCAAGCGTCTGCTACATCGGCCACAACCCATCGACCGCCGGGCATGAGAAAGAGGACCCTACCTCGCTGGCGTGGATCCACTTCGCCCAGGCGCAGGGCTTCGGGCGCTATGTCGCTGTCAACCTGTACCCCTTCCGCTCGTCCGATCCGCAGCTTTGCCGCAACTGGGCCGACTACGAGAAGAACGGCCCGGACTGGTGGGCGCGGGATCGCTTGCAGCAAAACATTTGCATCGTCGCAGAGCAGGCGAAGAAGGCCGACCGCGTCGTCGCCTGCTGGGGCGCGCTGGCCAAGGACGATCTCTGGGTCGATTCGATCCTCGAAGAGATTCAGGCGGGCGAGGAGCCTTGGCCGGACGTCTATTGCTTCGGGCTGACTGCCAGCGGCGCGCCGAAGCATCCTCTCGCGCGCGGCAAGCATCGGATACCACGCGGGCAGCAGTTCGTGCTGTGGAAGCCCGCCGCCCCGTGAAGCGCGCCTACGCCATCCAGGAGGCCCACGGCTACCTCGGAATCAAGAGGAAGGCCTTCGACAAGCACATCCGACCTCGCCTGCCAATCCCCACCCAGTGCGGCACGTCAAAGGTCTGGGATCGGGTTGACCTCGATGCCGCGTTTGAACAGTATCGGGACCGGAACGGCCGACCCGACGACAAAGGAGATAGCAAATGCGTCGATCAAAGGCCTCGGGCATCTACCGAGGGAAGGACGGCTGGAGCATCGACAAGGTCCACCGGGGTGATCGGATTCAAAGAGGCGGCTTCGAAGATTATGGAGCGGCGGAAGGCTGGCTGATCGCTGAGCTGGCGCGCCGCAACAGCGCGAAGGCTCCAACCGGACCATCCCCCACGTTTGACCAGGCGGCCGCGCACTACCTGAACGAGTACGAGGGCAAGATTTCGATTGAAACCGACATCACCCTGCTCGAGGCGGTGATGCCCTACGCGGGGCACCTCCCAATCGACCAGATCCATGACGGCACCTTGAAACCGTTCGTGAAGGCGCGAAAGAAGGAGGGACGCAAGGCGAAGACCATCAATCTCGCCCTGGGCGCGGTCCTCCGGATCCTGAACCTCTGCGCGAGGAAGTGGCGCGGGGACGATGGGTTGCCTTGGCTGAAGGTGGCGCCGCCGCTGCTCACGTTCCTGCCGCTGAATGACCAGACCGAGCCGATGCAGCTTACGTGGGCGCAGCAACGCAAGTTCCTGCCCGAGCTGCCGGCGCACCTCGCACGCATGGCCCTGTTCGACCTGAACACCGGGGCCCGCGACGAGGCGGTCTGCAATCTGCGGTGGGAGTGGGAGCTGCGGCTCGAGGATCTTGGGTTCTCGGTGTTCATCGTGCCGAAGCGGTACGTGAAGGGCAGGAAGCGGGACCGCGTGTTGGTCTGTAACAGCGTGGCTCAGCGGGTGATTGAATCGGTCCGGGGCATGCACCCGGAGTTCGTCTTCGTCTACTCCCGGATCAAAAAGGAGGGGAAGAAGCCGATCTACAAGCCGATCGCCACGATGAACAACACGGCCTGGCAGAAGGCGCGGGTCCGCGGTGGGGTGGCAGGCTTCAGGGTCCACGATATGCGGCACACCGTGGGCATGCGGCTACGTGAGGCAGGGGTGCACGAGGAAACGCGAGCGGACATCCTGTGGCACGTCAGGAAGGGCATGCCGCAGCACTACGCGGTGGCCCAGGTGATCGAGATACGCGAAGCGCTCGAGCGAATCACGGATGAGCGCAACGTGCAGAACGTGAGCCTGTCGACATTGATTCAGAAATCGCGAGTCCCTGTCGAAGTCCCTGCCGGTGAGCTTGAAAGAAAAACGGCCTAGAGCGCGGACACGCTTTAAGCCGTTGAGGTACGAAGAGAACTTTTGGCGCGCCCAGAGAGATTCGAACTCCCGACCCCTTGGTTCGTAGATCGAGCCTCTCGCGCAACCGATTGATTTGATTGTAGCACCCGGAGCGGCCGTTCCACACTTCTGCTCCCTGCTGTCCAGTAGGACTCCAGTCGAGTCCCTTCCAAAGTCCCTGCCGTAAAATCGTGCGATGCCCGCGAACGAATTCTGGTTCTGGATCGCCCCTTCAGACACCCCGCCCTTCAAGCCCAGGAAGACCCGCTGGAGGATGACCGAGGAAGATGCTCGGGCGCGTTGGGGAGATGCCGCGGTCAAGGTCGAAGGCTCCCTTGAGGTGCGCACTTCGATGGACGGAGCCACGACTGCCGACCACCTGATCGGCCGGGGCTGGCACGACAAGTAGATCAGGCCCGGCGGAGCTTCTCCTGCGCGATGCTGTAAACCGCCTTCAAGAGGTCCTCCGCGAGCCGGTTCACGGTCCGCTCTGCCTTTCGATCCTCGGCCATTCCCCAGAGGTACATGGCGTGCAGGCCGTTCTCCGCGTGTAGCTTGCGGGTGATCCGGGTCCTGTAGGTGTCGTACGTCTTGGGCGAGATCCCCATCACCCGGCAGATCTCGGGCCGCTCGAGGCCTTGGGCAATTCCCTGCATCACCTGGATCTCGCGCCGGGTCAGGCGAGATGCGAGGGTGTTCACGTCACTGGATTGCGCCGGCGGTGATGAAGCCGTGCCAATGCCCTGACTTGCTGGCGTCGAGGCTGGGCGTGATCGTCATCGCGTCGAAGTCCTTGCCGTTCCACTTCCACTGGCAGGTCTCATCGCAGGGGACCGTGTTGCTTTCACGCCAGCCGTTCGGGCGCCGCTTGGTGCGGTAGAGCTTGGCCTTCTTGAACGCCCGGCGAACGCATCCCATCTGGCCGGTCCATTCGCCGCTATGGCCTTCCTCACCCCACGTCGGCAGCTTCACCCAGAAGCACGTCAACCACGCCTGCTGGCAGCACGGGCACATGAAGAGGACCCCTACCCGTTGGCCGTCCTTCTCCAGCCATTGCGGATTGAGGTCGGTGAGCCTCAAGTCTTCGCCGCAGCCTGGGCGAGCGCGACATCCTTGTTCTGGCTCGATCGGCTGGTGACAAGCCAGAAGGCGAGGACGGTCCCGAACGCCATATCCAGCGTTCCGAGGATGCGGCCCACCACGAGCTCGGGGGCGCTTGTCGGAAGGCCCTGCAGCAGCACATAGCCCTCCAGCCCCACGGTAGCGATGATGATGAGCCAGGAGATGATCTCGGGCGTGTAGGACTTGTTGGCGATCTGCATGGCCCGAGCGCTTTCTCGGTCCCGCACGTCGAGCTCCGCGAACTTGAAGCCGTTGTCCGACTCCTTTTGCTTGAGCTCGAGCTCGGCCACCTTCACCGCGGCGATCTGCTCGCCGGTCATGGATCCCGATTGCAGGATGTCGTTCACCTTCGATTCGTCCACGCCCAGGGCTTTGCCGAGAGCCGAGACCGCGATACCGGCAAGTGGGCCGCCGAGCGCAGTGGCGACGGTGGGGGCGATTTTCAACAGCCAGTCTGGGATTGCCATTGTCAGGGCTCCGTTGCTGCAATGAGGTTGTTTGCGATGCGATTCGCCCAGCCGCGACCGAACGAGGCCCAGGTCGTCAGGCTGGCAAGGTACTGGAGCCTGTAGGCGTCGAATCGCAGGATGATCTTGTCCGGGTCGGCCTCGTTCACTGCCCGTACGGTCCCGGGCCCGATGATGCCGTCAGGGCGCACCTTGGCGGCCTGCTGGAGCCACTTCACGGGGTAGCCCCCGTTGTAGGCCGCGTCGAACATCTGGAACGCGATCTCGTAGGGCAGCTCGTCGCAGTGGTACCGGTCCCAGTATTGCGCCTTGGCGATGGCCTTGGCGCGCTCCAGCGGCAGCGCCTTCATCTCTTCGGTGTAGCCATTGGCCACGGCCACGCGCTTGGTTATCCCGAACATGGTCTCGCCGCCGGGGTCGCCCGCGACGTTCGAGTAGCCGCCTTCGTTGCCGAGCAGCTCGCGGAAGGCGTCGTCGAAGTTCAAATCGAGGTCCCCGCCAAGCTGCGAAGGAGCTTCTCGATCTGGTTCCAGAGCGGCATGGGGACCATTGCGCAGCCGCCGACCGGCTCGCACTTGGCGCGCATCTCAGCGTCCTCTTCCGCCGTGAGCCAGCGCTCCTGGGGGGGGGTAGCGCAGCCGGCCAGTGCCACGATCAGAACGAAGGCCTTCACGATCTCGTCATCCTCGCGGTGCGCTCGTCGATCCGGGCGAGGATCTTGTCCTGCTCCCCCAGCCGGTCGAAGATCTCGACCTCGGTGCTGAGTCGCTCGCGCCGGTATTGCTCATAGCGCTGGTTGTCCTCGAGCCGCTGCTCGGCGATCTTTCTCAGCGCCTCGGCGAGGTCAGCCTTGCTCGCGGCTTCCTGCACTTTGCCGTGCAGATGCTTGAGCAGGAACGTGGCCAGGGTCGCGAAGATCCCGCCGATCCACTGTGCAACCTCTCCGTTGGTCTCAATCGCCATCGGATCCTCCCTAAATCGGCGGACTGACGTAACACTGGCTGACTCCCTCCCAGCCGTGCCCGGGGTCGTATGCGGTCGTCCCGATCACGGTCACCGACCAGCCGAGCGCGGCGCACTTCGTGAGCAGGTCGAAGATCGCCTTCTGCCCGGCCTGCGCGAGGTTCAGACCGAAGGTGACCCCCGAGGTGGTCAACTGGAAGAAGACCGAGTTGTCCGTGCCTGTCGCGGATGGATTCGGGCCGATGATGGAAACCTTGCCGGTTGCAGTCGTCATAGGATCGCCGCCAGTTTTGAGCAGGAGAGTTTCGGGGCCAGTTTGTTGCAGATGACCGGATCAGCTACGGCCTTCATCACCGCGTAGCCGAGCGTGTTCGGGTGCGTGCCGTCGGGGAGAAAAAAGACGTTCGAGTCCTCGGACGGCAACTGGAACGGCGAGTAGTAATCGATCGGCGGTGCAAAGCCGCGCGCCCTGCACATCGCTGCAATCCCATCGTTCAGCCCGTTCATGACCCAGGGGCGTGCCGGTACCTTGCACAGCACGAAAGGGATCCCGGCGTCGAGGCACTTGTCGGCCATCGCTTCGATGTTGTCTACGGCCTGATCCCAGGCGCCTGTCGAGTCGTTGGTGCCCGCGAGAATGTGGAAGAGCGCCGCATCAGGGTAGGCAGCGATCAGCGCGTCCATGCGCGCAAGGATCGCCGCAGTGCCCTGTCCGTTGATGCCCGCATTGACCGCGTGCGGCCACGGCAGCGCCCAGTGCTGCGTGATCGAATCGCCGATGAATACGAGCTCGCCAGCCATGTCAGACGGTGGATGCCAGCCTGTCGGCTTCGGCCATCTCGGCCGCGCGCGCCTCTTCCGCCGCTTTCTTCGCGTCCGTCCACTTCTTCACCACGGCCTTCGTCCATGCGAGCTTGCAGTAGCCCGCGATCATCGTGGTGTCGGCCGAGCTGATCGGCGCGAAGCCGTCCTTCGTCGTCTGATCGTCCTCGACGCCGATCCGGACGTTGATGTCGTCGCCCGGTTCGAAGATGACGACATGCTTGCCCAGGGCGTCACCGTCCGAAGAGAGCTTGTGGAACGTGGCCTCGACCTCTCCCGTGCCGAGGATCCCGATGTGGTGGATTGCGAGCGTTTTCATGCTGTCTCCTAGTCGACCGTGTACGTGAACGAGGTCGACCAGCATCCCTTCGTGCCCGCGGCCGTGAAGCCGTTGCGGCTCGGCGTGGCGAAGATGCTGATGACCCCTGTCGTCGCTTCTATGTAAGCGGTGGCAGAAACGTAGGCGCCGCCGTTGTCCTGAATCGTGATGGGGAAGGCCTTGCGCGTGGCTGGGCGAATTGCCGCCGGCGCGCCGCTGACGGTGAATCCGGCCGCATTGCTGGTCCCGGTGAGTTCCGGGAAGTCCACCGTCGCCTGGTTCCCGATGAGGCGATATTTCGCCGTTCCGCTCACGCCTGCCGTAAAGCCCGTTGCAGTGGCCGTGAATGTGGTCGCCGCACCGAGCGACGAGACCCCGGCCGAAGCCGAGAGAGAGCCAGTAACGTCGAATGATGCAGAGCTCAGGGTTGCGACTGTCGCGCCGGCGCCGAGCAGCGTCAGAGCCGTCCCGCTAATCCCGATGCCGTACCCGCTCGCAGCCGCGCCGCTGGTGAGCCAGATGTTCGCGCTGTCCTCGTACAGGTAGCCCTTGTTCGTGTGCCCGAACGTCCCTTGCGCGACGATTGCGCCGGCGTCGAGCGTCAGGGTCCCGCCCACGCTCAGCGATGCCAGGCCTGTCGTGCCGGTGATCCCGGTGATCGTCCCCCCGGTGATCGCAACCGCGCTTGCAGCCTGCACAGCCATCGTCCCGAGGCCGAGGTTCGTGCGGGCATTCGCTGCGGTGCTCGCGCCCGTGCCGCCGTCGGCGATGGCCAGATCGGTGATCCCGACAATCGTGCCGCCCGTGATCGCGACGGCCGCCGGGTTGTAGGCCGCCGTGTCGTAGATCGTCACCCACTTGCCTGCAGCCAGATCCGTGGCGAACGTCCCAGAGGTGTGCGCCGTCAAGCAGACGTAGGCCCCAGTGGTGTTGCGCACCAGGTCGCCCACCGCGTAGGCCGTGGCCGTGACCCACGAACCCCGGACAACGAACCCGCCCGAGCCGAAGAGCGTCAGGACCGCAGGCGAGAGGTTGAACGTGTCGACGTACTGGTCGCGGATCCGCCCATCGTCCCGCTGCAGGAGCGAGAGGTTCGTGAGGATCTGGCCGATGGTCGTCGCGAGGTTCGCGAATTCGACATCCACTGCGGCCGTGCGGACCGTTGAGCGGCCGGCTACACCAGCGGCTTCCTCGTTGGAGAAGTCAGTCGTCGGAACGTATGGAGTTGGCTGGGCCATGATGCTGCCTTATACGATCGGTGCGGCTTGAGATAAAGAGCGAATCCCGGCCATCGACGCGCATCCCGCGGCAGCGGGTGTCGGTCGCGCAGGAGCTGGCGTCCCACGCGGCGACCTGGAGCAGGCGCGCGCCGAGGCCGAGAACCTCATTTCTTTTCGTCCTTCGCGTAGCCGAGACCCTTCTCGATTGCGCCCTGCATGTCGTTCGGCTCGCTCTCGTCGTCATCCGTGTCGTCGGCGCTTTCACCCGGCTCGGCCTCGACCTCGTGCAGCTCAATCCGGAACTCGGTGCGGTTGCCGTAGTAGTCGTTCGACTCGTTCGCCGAGAGGCCGACGATCTTGCCGCGCAGGGTGACCTCGGCGTCCCCGTTCAGTTCGAGGGCGTCGATGATTGCCTGGTCGCAGCAGATCGTGACCGTCGGGTAGCGCTTTTCCTTCTTGCCGCTCGGCGCCGTGGCGATCTCGGAGGGATAGTCTTTTTCGGGCGGTACTTTGTAGGCGGGCATGGCGTCGATCCTTGGTCTAGAATTGGCAGATGACGTTCGCCATCGCCCTGTTGCTGCGCCCCGTGGCGCTCTTCCTGCTCTTGGCCTGCATCCTGTTGCCGATCCGGTTCGCGGTCATGAAGTGGGTCCCCGAGTCGAGTCTCAAGCGGGCGCTACTGCTGCCCATTGACTAGGGCCATCGCGGCCGCGCGCGTCAGCGCCGATCCACCGTGGGCAGCCAGATCGACCAGCCGCTCGTTTCCGGGCGTCCGCGCCATCGCATCGATGGCCTCGGCCGCCTTCGCTGCCACGCCACTCTCGTACTTCGGTCGCGCCATAAGTCGCTGGTAAGGGCCTGAGAGCACCAAGGACCGCGCCGGACCGCTGAGCAGCGGCAGCACGCCTGCAGCGGCACCAGCCGGGCCACCAGCAGCGGCGCCGCCCGCGCCAAGAAGCGTCCCGAAGATCGCTTCCGACTTGCTCACGCCCGGGGTCGGCACACGCGAGGCTTCACGCGCGTACGGGAAGGCATCGGCGAACCTGGCAGCAGTCTCCAGCCCTCCGGTGAGCGGTTTCCCCTTGTCCACCATCCGGCCGAGCGTCGTGGCGTCCACATTGCCAGTCGAAGTGTTCAGCGCCCGCTCTACATCATGCGTCTGGGCGATTGCCTTGCGCGCCGCGCGCAATTCCGGAATCAGCTCAGGCCGCCCGGCAGATTGGGCTTCTCCTTCGAGGAATTTCTCCCAGAAAACGGCATCGGATTGAGCCGCCTTCGCGCGCGCCAGCGCCGCCGGATCGGCCGAGCGTTGGTAATGCTTGAAATAAGCAGTCGTATCGGCACGCGATTGCTTCAACGCCTCCAGCGCCTGCGCGGCATCGTCGCTCAGCTTCGCCACCTCGGCGTAAGTCTTGCCGTGGCCCTTCCGGAGCGCCTCGAGCGCTGTATCGCTGATCGGCTGATCGGCCGCCAAACCAAGTTCCTTGCGGATGATCGCGTTCGTTGCTTCCTGGTTGCGAACGGTGGCCTCTTGGCTCACTGCGGCCTTGCCAGCCACGCTCTCCAAGCGCTTGTTGATCCATGACGGATTCACCGCAGACGGCGGCACGACATAGCCCTCGTCCTGGGCGGCCTTGAACGTCGCATCGCGTACGGCATTGCGGGATTTGTCCGCTGCGGCCGCGGCTGGCTTCGCTGCAAGTGCCTTCACTCCTGCCGTGGCCACTGGAAGCACCGCGTTTGCCACGGCACCGATACCGGTGTTCGCAAGGGTCTCCTCGGTGCTCACGCTCGGCTGAATCGCTCCCACCGCCGCGCCTGCAGGGAGTGCTGCCGTCACCGTTTTCGGCGCCAGCAGCGCGCCCCCGGCCTTCGAGAGCGCTCCTGCGGCTTCCGTGGCCCCTGCGGCCTTTGCAGCCATGCCAGCGGCCTTTACGGCACCGCCTGGAGCCAGCACAAGGCCGATCTGGCCTGCGACGTTGCCGACCGTGCCCGCCGTGGTGTCCATAAGCGCCTCGTCGCGCTTGCGGGCTTCTGCAACGTCCTCGCGCGAGGTGAGGCCGACTACCTGCCCCAAGCCGCGAGCAGCGTCGTAGGCTGCCTTGCCAACCCCGGCTGCGACATTCTCGAAGGTCGACTCTCCGGCCGCAGGATCGTAGAGCTTCTTGTCGGCGGCGTTCTGCTTTTTCAGCTTGTCGGCTCGCCCCGCCACGTGCGCCTGAACTTGCGTGAGCACGTCCTGTTCGGTGGCGCCGTTCGGGGCCTCGACTTCGTAATTTCCGCCATCCGGGCCGGTGATCTGGTATTTCGGCATCAGTCGATCCTCTTGATCGACCAGCCGCCGGGCAATGCCTTCGGCTTCGCTCCGCCCTGGATACGCTCCATCACCGCGCGCGATTTGGGCGACAGGATCTCGGGGAAGTCCGTGGTGAGTTGCGTTCCGCGCTTCCACTGGTCGTTCACCGCGTCAATGCGGCCCTTCAGGAGCTCGGCGGCCGTCTTGATCGCACCCTTCAACTGCTCCGGGCTGTTCGCGGCTGCAAAGCGCTTCTGCCAGGCCTCGCTTTCCTTCTCGGAGGCGCCGACAACGCGGAAGGTGCGCATCAACTCGTCTCCGACAGCCAGGCGCGCGGTCTCGAAGTTGTTCACGTCCTCTTTGCCGGTGTTGGTCTTGACGAAATTGATCACCTGGTTGAGCCGCGGGATGTCCTTGTTCTTCATCGCATCGGCGAGCTCGTCCAACGTCCCGATATGCGCGAGAGAGGTGTTGATCGAGGTGATGTTCCCGGCCGCTTTGCCCGTGGTGAATTCCTTCCACGTCGCAGCGCGCGTCGAATTGAACGTGGGATCGTACTGGTGCACTTGCTGAAGCACCCTTTCCCGATGGCCGCCCTTCGTGCTGAAAGACGTGAGCGGGACTCGCCCTTCAGCGACGGACTTGATGTTGGCGGCCTCCCCGGGCGGCAAAGTCTTGAGGTATTCCTCGCCGGTCAGGGGGGCGCCCGCCGTAACTGGCGCCGAAGCGGCAGGCGGTGTTGCGGAGGCGGCAGGAACTGCGCCGCCAGCGGTCCGCGAAGACCCCGCAGCACGCCCAGGCAACGCTGCTTTCGCGTCGCGCTGCCCGGCGAGCGCATCCAATGCGCCGATGTTCGCCTGAGAGTTCTGCCCGGTCTCGTCTCGAGTCCCGGACCACTCGTTGGTGGTCACCCCGCGTTCGTTTGTCTTGAAAGGGGTCAGCTCTTTCTTCCCAAGCACGCCAGATGCGAGCAAGTTCGTCTGTGGGACGTTCCCGCCTCGCGCTGCGGCTGCAGCTTCGGCGAGGATCGAGTTCTCCTGTGCATGCTTCATGCCCTGCACGAGCTGGTCGGCGGTCGAGTGCCCAGTGGCAATATTCCCCAAGCCCATGACACCAATCGTCCGGCGGAACTCGTTTACCTTGTCTGGCGCCACTGATGGGGGCAGCTCGGTTGGGAAGGGCTGCACGTTCGAGTTGTCCTCGTAGTCCGCTACGCTCGGCTGCTCGAGAATTCCGCGGATATGGTCCGCGATGCGTTGCCCCTCTGGACGCGCAACGCCTGTCAGATCCGACGCTATTTCGGCTTGAACGGCAGGATTCTCTCGAGCCGCTCCCGCCTTGCGCTTTTCCTCAATCTCTTGGCGCGCCTTTTCGGCCATGGCCTGCGAATACTTGGTCTGCGCCATCAAATGCCCTGCCGTGAGCGCAGCATGATCGGCTGCAATCAAGTCCTTCGCGCTTACATCACCTCCGCCGAGCGTGCTCACGGCACGCTGAGCAGCTTCCATCACGCTACCGGTGGGCTGTGTCGAAAAGTAAGGCATCAGGCGAGCGCCTTTTTAAGAGCCGCGGCGTTTTTGGCCGCCGCATCGTTCATCGCGATTCCCTTGCCGACGCCGGAGAGCACGTCGCCAGTCATTCCCGCCCACGGGTTCGTGACCACGTTGCCCATGTCGGTCTCGTAGGCGCCCCCGACGGTGTTCGCCGCGGTCTTCAGGCCTCCGACCTCACCGGCAGCCAGCCCGTAGCGGCGTGCGTTCTCGGCGTTCACGAGGCCCGGCGCGCGCATCGTCGAAAGCGCGGCAATCAGCTTGTTGTTCCGCGCGCTCACCGCGTCGGCTGAAGCGGCTCCGGCGTCCTTGAAGGCCTGCGAGGTGTTGCCCGCGACCTCTCCGGGCTTGGCGAAGGCCTGGGCCGCGCCCACGCTTTGCTCGAGGCCGAGCTTCGCTTCGTCCGTGGCGCGCATCGTTGCGTCCGCTCGCGCTTGCGGCGTGTCCCCGCCGACGTACTTGTCCACGATCCCGGTCTGCTGGCCAGCGTTCGCGAGCTTGTACTGGCCCATCGCCTTGGCCAGCGCCATTTTCCGGCGTGCCGCATCCTCGGCCGCGCTGCCTTTGACCAGCGCTCCCCCAACCTGCAGGCCGAGCGCAACCGGGCTGGGCAGTTGAAAGCCCGAGGGCGTTGCAACGTCCCCAGCGCCCGCGTTCCACGAGGCAGGCAGGCCTTCATCGACCGGGATGTCGGCTGCGATCTGGTCGCCACCGAAGAGGCCCTTCCAGAAGTCGGAGAGGTTCATGTCGCCGTCGTCCTTGCAGTGCTACCGCTGCCCGGGTTGAAGAACGAGCCGAGCCGGTTCTGGTACTGCGCCAGCAGGAGCGGGTTGTAGCCCGCGTTCGCGCTCGCCACGGAGTCCGCCCCGCCCGCAAAGAGGTCCCCGGTGATGCTCGCGTGCTGCTGGGCCTGCGCGTTCGATAGGGACCGCGTGAGGCCCGCCTGCGCGCTATTTACCGCGTCCTCGCCCGAGCCGGTGTTCACCAGGTTCGTCGCGTTCAGTCGCTCCTGCTCGCGCGAGGATTTCAGGCCAGCAATGGCGTTTGCGACCTGGTCAGCCACTCGAGTCGCCCCCAGCGTGTTGTCCCGCGAGAGTTCCTTCTCGGTGTCGATCTGCGCCGAGCCGCCGAGCGTGCCGCGATCCGCCAGGGCGAACCGGTTATTGCGGAAGGCTTTCTCCGTGTCGTGCTGGAGCTGCTCGTCGTAGAAGTTCCGAGTGGCACCGCCGAGCGTGTTTTCTTCCGCGGCCATCGAATCGCGCGCGGCCTTGGCGACCGGATCGTCCGTCCCATCGTCGATGCCGTAGATCTGGTTGATGCGCTTGCGAAGGCCTGCCTTGCGGTCTTCCTCGGCCTTCTGCGCGTCCGAAGCTGCCGAGAGACCACCGTCGCCGCTACTGCCGCCTTTGGACAGCGCCGAGCCTATTCCAGCGCTCACGGCGGCGGCCGCAGCCCCAGACAAGAGACCTCCTGCGGCCTTGTCGAGCAGGCCGCTGCCGTCCTTCCCGCTGGCTGGCGGTACCGGCACGGTATTGGATGAATTTCCCGGTGCGCTCGGGTCGTAAGGTTTGCCCTTATCTTCAACCGGCGCAGGCTCTTGCGTGGCACCCGGCGCGCCCGGTACCGGCGGCAGGAACGGCGCGCCCTGTGATGCTGTCTCAAACGCGTTCCATGCGGCCGACCCGACCGGATTGGGATTTCCCACGCCCGGCACATTCATCTCGTCGAGCTGCACCGCCTTCAGCATGTCGGCGTCGGAAATGCCTGCGGTTGGACCATAGCCCGGGCCCACGTCCGTCATGATGTTCCCGGCGTCCGCGAGCTGCATGGGCGCGCTTGTCGTGGTCGGCGTGAAGAAGTTCTGGATCCGGTCGGTGATAGATGGCGCGCCAGTACCGCCAATGAGGTTTCCGGCCCCGTACATCGCGAGCGCAGCTTTGGCGGCGGTGAGCAGCCCCTCCTTCATGCTGCCCTTGCCTGCTCCGTTCCCGGGCGCGTCCTCGTCGATGATCTTCGAGGTCTCGGCCGGCGTTGCAAGGATGGGATTGAGAGCCTGCAGCACGGACTGCACGCCCGGGTCGGCTGCGTTGAAGTTCGCATGATCGAAGACGTGCAGCTTCCCGCCGATGATCGAGGCGACGTTTTTGCCGTTGACGTAGTAGTCGCTGACGCCTGTCGGGTCGTTCGGATCGACCGCTGCGCCTTGCCAGAATCCGGCCATGTCAGGCTCCCCTTTTCATCAGATCGGCCCCAGGTTCTCGTACAGCAACGAAGCGAGGCTGAGCTCGAAGTCCTCGTCCTTCTGGTGCGTGAAGTGCGGAGCTATGCGCGTCGAGCACAGCTCGACCGGGTAGATCGCTCCAGATTCGGACACCGCGGGCAGCTCGTAAGGCGCGCTCTCCAGCGTCTGGTTTTCGGCCGCATAGAGGAAGCTCACCGTCGGGCTGCCCTTGCCGATGCTCTTGAAGCCCATGAATTGCTTGAGCACGTCAGGACGTTGCGCGTCCTGGTAGTACATCTGCACGTCCACCAGCGGGATGGAGGTCGCGCCGTCCTTGAACACTGCCTGGTCAGCCTTGTAAACGTCATTCCCCGTGCGGATGTAGAGCTCCTGATTGAGGATCGTCGCGTCGTCGATGTTGAACGGGAAGGAATACACCGACCACGCCGAGAGCTTCCCGGTCCGCGAAAACGAATACACGAACGCCGTGCTGCGGTTGATCGACCACCACTGCCCGAGCTTGGGGTAGTAGATCGAAAGCGGGTCATCCGTGGGGAGCACCATCAGGTCGTTCGCTGCTCCGTCCACCGTGGCCTGCGTCACCAGCTTGTCGATGGCGTTGCCGACGTCCTGATCCTGCAGGTTGGCCGTGAGCGCGAGGAGCGAAATCGATCGATACCCGCTTTGAGAGAGGAAAAAGAGATCGCCTGCAAGGGCACGAGCTGCGCGGGCGAAGAGCGTCCCCACGTTCTCCACCGTGCCCGTGAGCTCGTTCGAGGCCGGGTTCGAAGCTACCGACCACACCTGTGCGCTGTCGGAGAAGAGGACCGCGAGGCTCTTCTGGAACTGCCCAAGGGCGGTCACCTGGTCGGAGCCGGTCGCCTGAAGGCCCGCCGGAAGGAAGCCCGCGTCCGAGGCCGCAGTCCAGTCCCGAGGATCCCCGGTCTTGCAGTAGTTCACGTTGCCGCCGTTCGGTGCGGCTCCAGCTGCATAGATCTTCTGCTGGCGCTTCGTGACGATCTTGGTGTGCGGGCAGTTCGTGTCCGTCACCGCGAAGGTCCTGCAGGTCCACGTGATCGCGCCGTCCACCACGGTCGTGCCCACGATCACCGGCCAGATCGGCTCTCCAGCTCCGGTCGCACCCCCGCCGCCGAGGGTTGCCTCATACCGGAAGCCGTTCGGCGTCGTCGGCCGGCGGAAAGCGTTCGCAGCCACCACGGTGAGCGCAACCCAGGTTCCCGGGTCGTCGAGGTAGTGGTGCCGGTACGTCCCATCCGCGTACCCGGCCGCCACGTAGGCCAGCGCGTTGAACTGGTCACAGTAGGCGATCTTGGTCGGTGCGGCCCCGGTGAGGTAGTGCGGCACCCGCGTGGCCTGAAAGAGCGTGTTCGCGTGCGTGATGGCAGCCCCGTGGCCGTAGAACGTGCGCAGCCTGCCGCCCGAGGCCTGGAGGCCCACCGTGCCCGCCTCGAGCGTGGCGACGAGGTTCAGGCATGGCCGCTTCTTGATCGAGCGCCCCGTGGTGATGTAGGCGTTCTTCAGCACCCGCAGGATGTTCGCCTTCGACATGGGGAACCCCGGCCGGACGTCCAGCCCCCCTTCAAACCTGTCGAAAGTCAGCGCGGCCATTACTGTGCGTAGCTGATCGTGAAGATGTCGATGTCCTGCGTGCCGGTGTTCGTCCAGGCGTTATTGCTCAGTGTCGCGCCCACGGACATCGTCCCGTTGGTGGCGATGCTCACCACGCAGGGCACGTACGCGCCGCCGTTGTTCGAGCAGCTGAAGATCCCCTTGGTTATCGCGCTCGGCTGCAGCGATGCGTTCATGCCGGTTATCGATCGAGCGGAGGTGCTGTTGCTCGTGCAGGTAAAGGCTCCAGCGACTGCCATGGTCAGCGTCACGTTCTTGCCGATGCGCGTGTACCGGACCGAAGCCGTCGGCGTGGTCGTGCAGCCCACCGCGAGCGTGGCCGTGTAGCTGCCCTCCTCGTAAGCGACCGTGGTGCCGTTCGGGATCGTCAGCGTGCCCGTGCTGGTCGTGACCGTGAGCCCGTTGTAGGTCTTGCCGGTCAGCGCTTCGGAGCCCGCCAACGTGGCAAGCGTCCCCGTGGTGGGAAGCGTGACGGTGCCCGAGCCTGCGACCGCAGTCGCGTCGATGATCGTCGAGCCGCTCGTCGTGCCCGCCACCTTGAGCTTTCCTACCGCGCCTGCTGAGCCGAAGGTCTTGGCGCCAGTGACCGTTTCGACCTGGTCGAGGGTCATCAAAGTGCCGGTGGTCGGCAGCGTCACGTTCGTGGTGCCCGTGGTCGTAAGCGTGAGCGCGTGGTTGCCAGAGCGCGTGAACGTGGCGGCGGAGTTGTTCGCGACCCCGGTCCCGCCGTTTGCAGGGCTCAAGAGGCCCTTGACCTGCGTGGCGAGGTTCACGAGGGTTGCGCCGCCGACTCCGATGGAAACGATCCCGAGGGCGAGAAAGAGCGCTACAGCAGCTTTACGTACGGTACGAGGCGACATGCGCATCTCCAGTAGAAGGGGCGGTGACGTAGGTGATCGTCAGGCCCGAGAGCGTGTAGTCCACGCCTCCGCCTGTCTGACGCACCCCGTTGAGGTAAAGGTCGAGCGAGGCCGCCGGGTTCGGAGCAGCGGCGAGCGTGTAAGTCACGTTCGACGAGTTGATCGCCCCGGTAGGGGTCTCGTTGTCCGTGTAGTTCGGTGCTGAGCGGCGCGCGAGCATGTCAGGCGCTCGGCGTAATGTAGACGTTCCCGGTCGCGCCGCCGGTCTTGAAGGCGAGCTTGTTGCCGGAGAGGATCCCGCTCAGCCGGTACGTGTTACCCCCGACGAGGAAGATGTCGACGCCGGTTGCAAGGGCGGTCGGGTTCGAACCCTGGCGCACGAAGCAATCGACCGTCGGCGTGCACACCACGTCGAGCGTGCTCTTGTTCAGGTTCGTGTCCGGGCTCGTGAGCACCGCGGACTGCGCACTCGTGCCGCTGATGGCGACGACTTGAGAATTGCCGCCGGTGTCGACGTTCAGGGTTACTTCGCGTGCATCCATGGCCCTCTCCTACACGGTGACCGGCCGAACGAGCGGTTCCTGCTCCGCCCAGTCGCCCGGGTTGAAAGTGGATTGCCCCCAGCTCTTCGCCTTGAGGCTGGTGACCAGCGCTTGCGCCTGCGTGTCGTAGCGCGCTGCGTCCGGGTGGCGGTAGTGCCCCTTCATGTTGGCTTTCGCGAGCAGCATCACCATCGTGTCGTCGATGGTTGCCCGGTCATCGTCCTCGGTGAATCGCCCGAGCGCCTTGATGAAGAAGATCCGGCCCTGGTAGTCCTGATCGGTCTGCGGCCAGAGCTCGATCTGCTCGTAAGGCTCCCAGCGCTGCGGCCAGCTGCGGTTCGTCTGGTACGTGTAAAGCTGCGGCGTGATGCCCTTGGGGATGGGCTTTGACCACACGCCCCCGCGGTACACCGAGATCGCCTTGATGCGGTCCGGATCGGCCGTGGCCGGGTAGTCGATCAATGTGGCCGAGGCCCCGGTCTGCTTGATTTCGTACCGGCGAAGATGCGCCCAGTCGTGCGTGTAGTAGAGAAGCGTCTGCGCGTCCCGGAGGGCCGAGTCGAGCAGGGTCTGGTTCGGGCCCGCGCTCGCACCGGCCGAGGCGAATCCGAGAGCGGCGCGAAGCTCGCTCCTCAGATTCGACAGGGTCCGGTACTGGCGCGCCATGCCTTACGCGGTCGCCGTGGCCAGGAGATCCGCGAGTTCCGCCTTCTTCGCGGTCGGTGCGAAGTCGATGCCCTCTGCCCGGAGCTTCGTGCGCAGCTCGTTGATCGACATGTCCTCGACCGCCTTCTCGCCGGAAGACTTCGCCGCGGCCTTGATGGCTGCCGCGAACCCGCCCGACTCGACGCGGCCGTAGACGACCGTCACCACCGGCATGTTGATGTCCTTGTCCATGCCGTACTTGTCGACCAGCCGTCCATACTCGGCGTCCGGATCGGCGCTCGGGTCCTCGTCCTCGGGGACCACCACCATCGCCTCGAACTGGGCGCGCAGGTCGGGGGCCTTGTCCCGCTCCGCGCCGTCCGGCAGCTCGCGCTTGAACTTGGTCTTCTCGACCTTGATGGCGCCCTTCAGCGCGCACATCTCGTCGATGGAGACCTCCTCCACCTCTCCGCCGTGGATCTGCTCGAGGATCGCCTTCTCCCACGGGAAGACGCAGACCGCCGTCTTGTCGGTCATTCCCCGCGAGACGTTGACGAAAATGCGCCGGGTCAAGATTGCACCTCGACACCGCCAGCCCCGTGCTCGCCGATCAGCCGGTCGAGATGAGCCTGGTCCGTCACTTGGACTGGGATCTTGTCGCCCGACTTGCCGACGTGCGCGAGGACCGGGAACTCGACCGATTTCGCCGCAGGCTGGGCCGGGGCTGCTTTCGGCGCACGCGCACGCGGCGCTGCCACCTTCTTGGCCGGGGCTTTCGCCTTAGCCTTCTTCGCTGCTTTCGTGGATTTCATCACTTCCTCCGTTCAATGACCCGGAGGCACGATGCCCACGAGTCGCCAGCTAACGCCTTACGAGAATGCTGATGTACGTCTGGTCGCAGCCATGCTTTTCAGCAAGAGCCTTTTGCGTGATTCCCCCGGCCGCGTACTCCTCGGCGATCCGTCGCTTCTGATCCTCCGAAAACCGCTGCCGCGCATTGCGAGAGCCCTTCGGCCTGCCACCCTTTCCGCGTCCGATCCCAAGATCGTCGAGAGCCCGGGAGACCGCGTTCCAGTTGATGTGCAGCGCCTCCGCGATCTGTCGCTTGGTAGAGCCCGCGTGGCGCATCTCGGCGACAGTTGCGCGCTCCGCGTCAGTGAGGACACGGCGAGGCTTGAATCGGTTGCGGTCGCGCTGGTCTTGGACGTTGTCTTCGTGGTCTCCGCAGAGAACGTGCTTGGGACAGCAGCAATCAGTGACATCGCAGCTATGCCTAACCACCTTTCCGCGCGGGATCGGCCCATGGACCGCGAGGTACGCGAGCCTGTGCGTCGAGATGACCTTGTCGCCGACCCTGATGCACCCATAACCATTCGTGTCGATTGCCCCCTGCCAGATCCAGCACTCGCCGCGCTTCGAGATTCGCTTCTTGAGCCGCGAAAACGCCGCTTTAATTTCGTCCTGTTGCATACCGCCTCCGTGTCGAAAGTGCCTTCGCACTCTCGCACGGAAACGGTACTTTTACAACGTCAGGAGACCGCGAGGACCGCGTGCGCGTTCGACCTGTTCATGGTGACAGCACCACGCCAAGTCAATCCCCAATAATATTCGTACTTGTCGTACGCGCGCGGGGGCTTCCTGGTGATCATGTCCTGCCCCTCGATGGGCCGGAGCTTGAGGTGGCGCCCGTTGATGAAGTAGCAGCGCTTCTCCCAGAGCGTCGAGGGCGCATAGAGCGCGTCCAGATCCGAGAATTCCGGGTTCCAGACCATGTCGACCCCGTGGAAGGTGCACATCTTCGTGCCGCCTTCGATGGTCCGCTCGCTCACGCCTTCGTAGTCGATGCGCCCGAAGCTCTTGAACATGAAGTTCCGGAAGCCGTCGAGGAAGGTCGACCCCACCTCGATGAAGTCCGGCTTGCCGCCGTTGCGGACGCAGGCGCGCCAGGCGATCTCCATGTAGTCGAGGATGTTCCCCGTGGTCGTCGTCGACGTGAGGCCGGTCTGGGCGTAGTTGCGCCAGTAGACGTTCGTCGCGCCCGCGCGGTCGATGCCGCCCACCGTCCCCGTGGTCGGGGTCAGCGAGACCAGCGCGTCCACGCCCGTGATGGCGTCCGAGGACTGCGTGCCGTCCAGGTGCTGGGCTTGGGAGAACTTCTCCTGGAAGCCGAGCTTGAGGACTTCGGACTGCTCCTTCAGCAGGTTGGTGAGCTGCAGCCGCTCGGCACCGGTTGCGTTGCCGCCGGGCCCGTTGTCGTCGACCGAGATGCCGTTCTGGATCAGGCGATCTTCGTCGAGGGCGAAGCCGTCATGCGCCGCGCGCCATGCGTAGTTCGCCTGCTCGATGGTCTGACGCTTGTTGTACGTCACGACCTGCGAGCCGTTGAACCACTGGAAGTTCGACTGGTACTTGATGCGCAGCTGCTCGACGATGTACTGCTTGGCGCCGGGGGCTGAGGTTTTGCGGCCGTTCAGGAACTTGTAGAGCGGGCGCTCGACCGCGATCTGGTCGATTGGATCGTTTTTCAGGTAAAAATCAAGACCGATTTTCCCTGCGTCGGTTATTTCCTGCGAGGTGAAAGGAATTTTCGCTCTCCTAGATAATTTCGAATGAGTTGCCCTTCACCGCGTTCACTCGCTGGGGCACAACGCGCAGATTCGTCTCGACGTGAAGCCCGCAAACGAGCGGATGCTTCAGCGGGATCACGTGGTCGACAACGTACTTTTCTCCGAGGAGCTTTGTGCGTCGACGAGCCAGATCGTAGATTTCCGAAATGAAGAACGGGTTTGCCCACGCCGGTCGCCTTGCTGTCAGGTGACGACGAGAGCGCACACGCTCACACCGCTCGGGATGCGTCAGTTGATACCGGCGCGACTTCTCTACGGTCTTTTCTGGGTTGGCCTTTTGCCAGTTCGCGCTGACTTCATTGCGGCGCTGTTTCCTCTCGGGATGCACGACATAGTCGGCCTCTCGATACGAGCGGAAACACGGCTTACACCATGACGACAGCCCATCCGATACCTTCGAGCACTTGTAGAACTCGTTGGTGGAGGAGCCGCAGCGGGTGCAGGACCGGACTGGTTGGAGCTTGCGGGGCAAAGTTCTTCTCCGTGTGATTGAGATTGGTTTTTTCACGCTGACGAAGCGCATTTCTCAGTCACGGAGGGCGATCCCGTTTTCAGCCCCTTACGTGCCGGTGACGAACCGGCCTGCTGCCGTCTTGCCGGAGGCGACCCGGCGGTGCTCAGCCCTTCGCGTACCCCAGCCCCTGATCGATCGCTTCCTGCATCGATGTCGGGGCTGCGTTCCCTGCTTTCGCCCCGCTCGCCCGGAGCGGCTGGTCGCCGGTCTTCGGGAGGGCTGAGCTGGCCTTCTGCACCACGATCATGCTGTACGCGAGCTTGATCGTTTTGAGCCACGAGTCCGGAGGGTTGTTCTTCACGATCTCCGTAATCTTGGGGAGCAAAATAGCCTCTTTCGCCTTGAAGTCAATATCCGTCTTGGCGACCTGGGCGCTCCAGGACTCGATGGACGCGAGGCCATCCTGCTGGGCTTTGACCTCGGCATCGTGCTTTTGCTGCGCGCTTTGCTTGCCACGCTGTTGGGCTTCGGCATTGGCCTTGGTGATCGCATCGCGCTTGCGCACGGCCGCGAGCTCCAGCGCCCGCTCTCGCGTGATCTTCTGGTCCTCGACCTCCTGCGCGAGATCCGGAAACTCGGTGAGTGGGTCGTGTCCGTCCCCTTCCCTGCCGAGCGCCTTCAGGAGCGCCAGGCGCTGGTTCGTGACGATCTTGAGCGCGGTCTCCATGTCCGCCGGCTGGCCGCTCTTGATGAGCCGGTTGAATTCGAGGAGGTTGCCGAGGTCCTCCTGCGTCGTGTTCGTTTCCTTCAGCACGCCGAGGATCGCGTCCCGGGACACGGCCAAGGCCTTGACCTGTCCCTCCGCGGTCTCGGCCCGCGTGCGCTCGGCCTTCGCGATCCCGAGCACCTCGTTGTAGCGCTCGGCGGTCTTGCCCTTCATCACCTTCTTGTCGGCCTCCGAGAGCTCGAGGGCCTTCAGGTCCTTGGGCTTGGCGGCCTCGGCTTTCGCCGCGGCTTCAGCGTCCTGCTTGGCTTTGATCGCACCGGGGTCTCCTTTCGCGGCTTTCTCGTCGCGCTCCTTGATCGCCGCTTCTTCGGCGGCCTTGTCGTCGGCTGCGGCTTTCTCTTCGGCGGACTGCTGGGGCTTCGCAGCTCCGGTCCCGCCGCCATCCTCGCCGGTCTTGTAGCCGAGCCCAGCGTCGAGAGCCTCGAGCATGCTCTTGGGCGCTGTAGCACTCGTGGCACCTTCCCCGCCGGCGTCAGTGCCCTGCGTGCCCTCCCCGGCCGCCGGCGCGCCGCTCGTGCCGCCGCCTCCGCCAGTGTCCCCAGTGTCGCCCGTTTCGTCCCGATAGACCCAATAGCGCAGTTTCATTGCCAGCTCCTCATTGTTGCGCCCCCGCAGGCGCGGTTCCGGCCGCGATCTTCTCCATCGTGGTCCGCAGTCCGTTCATCGTTTCGCCCAGGTTCGCGAGGACCTCGTTCATCTGGAGCGTTGCTTTCGTGCCCGCCTCGTCGCCGGCGCCGTCCTGCTCGAGCTGCTTGGCGTTGTCCATCGTCTTGCCGAGCAGCTCGACCGCGGCCTTCACGAGTACAAGGTGCTTCTCCGTTTCGGCCCGGGCGTTGGCTTCTGCCGCGCGCGCTTGCCCTTCGGCCGTCGCCTTGGTCGCTGCCAGTTCCTTGTCGGCGTTGATCTGGGCGACCTTGGACTGCTCGCCCGCCTGCGCCTTCTGGAGTTCCTGCTGGCAGCCCTGCAGCTGCTCGGTGAGCTCGGCGACTTCCTGCTTGAGCTGCGCCGCCTGCTGCATCGCCTGGGCCTGCGCCACGGGCTTGCCTTCCGCATCCTTCTCGATGGGCGGGATCAGCGAGTCGACGTCGAGCTTCTCCTGGAACCGGCGCAGGGTCTCGCGCAAGAGTTCGATCATCGCGTCGGCCATGTCGAAGTGCCCAGTCTCCCGGAGCTTGCTGACGGTCTCCATGGAGCCCTTGATTTCGGGCAGCAGCTTCGTCCACTGCTCCCGGTCCTTGTCCGCGTTCGGCTTGCCCGAGGATCCGGCCCGGACCGATACGTTCACCATGGCGAAGATCTGGTCGACCGACAGGTCGGAGGGCCACTCGGCATCCTCGCCAGCCAGTTGCTTGACCTCTTCCTTCGACATGTCGCGGAGGGCGATCTCGAGCGCGGCCTCGGCCATCTCGCTCATCAGGTCCTCGTTCGTGTCCCGGCGCTCGTCCACGCGCAGGCCCAGCGAGTCCCGCATAATCTCGGCCTCGGTCGCGGTCTTCGCTTGGATCAGATTGGCGCGGGAGGCGTCCGACAGCCCGGCCATCATGTCCATGTCGTTCCGGATCAGGGTGACGTCATAGGCCTGCGGATCGATCTTCGGGCCATCGAGCTGCATGATGTCGTCATTGATCTTGACAGAGGGATTGCCTTCGACCCCGATCCAGTCGCGATTCCGGCGGGCAACCGACAGGGCCTTGATGTCCTCCTCCGTCAAGCTCCCGCCTTTGCGGAACACCCTGATCGGGACCGAGTCCTTCCTCGCGTCGGCGAAGTTCGTGCGCGTCGTGTTGTACTCGTCCTGCAGGTTCATCAGGAGCTCGACGTCCGAATTGGGCCGCCAGCGTCCCTCGACCAGGTTGAAGCCCAGCACGTAGAACGGGTACCAGCGCTGCGGCGTGTTCTTAGGCGCGTACGGCTCGCGGCACCAGCGATTCGAGCCCTTGGCCACGGTCCTGATCACGCCGGCGGACTTGTCCCAGATCTCGATCACGCAGACGAACATGTCGCCGAGGCCCTGGCCGTCCTTCTCCTGCCCCTCCGCCTTGGCGAACGGGGTGTTGTACTTGGTCGCGGCCTTCGGCTCGTGCTTGAACTTCGCCTTGTAGTCGTCGACCGTCATCCACACCACATGCCCGAGCGCGGCGGCGTCGACATACTCGTCGAACTCGGCGATGGAATCGTCGAGGATGAGAAAGTCCTCGGAGCGCATGCGATCGACCACGAAGCCTTTGAAGATCTTGACCTCGTTCCCGGACCGGAGGCCCTCAAGCTGCCCGCGCAGTTCGTCCCGCTGGATCGCGAGCTTCTGGACGTCGTCGCCTTCCTTCATGTCGGCGGCGAGCGCCTCGATCTTGGCGATGTTCTCCTGCGTGTCCTGGATGCGGCGGATCACCAGCGGGTCGCCCGAGAGCGACTTCTGAAAGAGCATCTTCACCACGCCGTAGGAGGTCGTCATGGCCGAGCGCACGTTCGACTTCATGCGCTTCTTGAGCTTGGCCTCCTTCACGAGCATCTGCGAGAGGAGCGATTCGCACGTGGCGGCGAACTTCTTCACCATCGCCAGCATGTCCTTGCCCACCGCGGCGGTCGGAGCGACGGCGATGTCGGGGTTCTTCGCGTAGATCCGGGGGACCAGGGTCGCGATGGTCGCGAAGGTCAGGTTCGTGCGCGTGAGCTTGTTGCCGCTCGGGTCCTTGTGCTCGGTCCCGTAGACGTAGCCGCGGAGCTTTTCTAGGAGCTCGAACCACTCCTTGCGCCGCGGCTCTTCCTCGGCCCGCCGGACGCGGTCGAGCCAGTGTTTTACGGCTGTCTTTTCGTCCTGGGATGGCTCAAAGTCCTTGTCATCCCTGGGAAGCGTGGATTTGTCGGAGTCTTCCGACTTGATCGCCTTCTTAGGCACTGATCACCCGCTGAGCGTCGGCGTTCGGCTTCTCGCAGATCACGCGGATGCGGCCCCTGGGCACGTCGCGATGCGCGAGGACCATGCAGCCTTCCATGAAGCCCAGCGTCTGGTTGAATTTGTCTTCGTCGGACTTGGCCACCGGCGTGAGTGAATGCGCCTGAAGCTCCTGCGTGATCTCGTTCCGGTCGTATTCGGACACCAGCAGGATCTTGGGGACCCTGCCGAGCGTCTTTTGCTCCTGAACCATGTCGCGGAGGCCGTCGTAGGTCATCCGCACGGAGAATGGCTCCCCGGGCAGTAGACCCTTGACGCCCCCCGCGAGGTTCATCAGGCGAGCAGGTCGGCGCACATCACGCCGGACGTGTACGCCGAGGCGCGGAACGTCATGTAGCGCGCCAGCATCACTTCGATCGACATCGCCTGGCCCGCAGTGGCCGCCGGGATCGCGATCTCGCCCGAGAGCAGCGCACCGTTGAAGCCGGCCGTCGCCACACCCGAGGAGGTGTAGTAGAACTGCGTCGCGTCGACCGAGTCGGCGTATTCGATCACCGCCGTGCCCACGAACACAGCGCCCGAGGGCTGGCCGAGCTGCACAACCGCCGAGTGCTTGGGCATGAAGGGCGTCTTGTCGCAGATCGCGGCGACGACCGCGGTGCCACCGAAGGCACCGTTGCCTGCCGAGCCGTCCAGGGACACCGTGGTGGCCGCGACCGCCGAGATGTTCCACTCGCCGTTCATCGCGGTCAGGGTGGTAACCCCGGCGATGGCCAGGCGCGAACCGTTGCGCTGGCGGTGGCCGGCGGTGATGGTCGCGACGATGGGCGTGGCGTTCGTGCCGCTGGTGATCAGGATGCCGCGAGCGGCCGAGGAAACGGTACCGAGGGATTTTGTCTTGAGGGACATAGCTATCTTCCTTCGCGCGTCGCGGTGCGCTTACCGGCCAGTCGCAGAGAAACGCCCTGCCAGCGCGCAGAACGATCCCGGTTCTGCTGCGGGGCGTTGTCCGTAGCCGTCCACATTCGTCCGACTACGTCCAACGGAGCGCATCCTCCCCGCTTTCCGCTTGACTTCAAGCCCGATCAGGCGAGCGGGTCGCGTTGGCCACCTATCGCCCCGAGTCCCCGGTACTCGAAGGCCGGGATCATCAGCGTGCCGTCCGCCGCGTGCGAGTGCTTGATCAGCCGCTCGATGATCTGCTGCTGTGAGTTGGCCCGCTCGCGCTCGATCTGGATCGTCCGGCGCAGCGCCTGGATCTGCTCGGGGACGTCGAGCTCGTCGAAGGTGCGCTCGCGCGCGGCCTCGATCTTGTTCACGCCTCCGAGCGTTGCCGCAGCCGCGCCCGCCTTGCCCATCGTTGCATTGCTTGCCTTGGTTTCCATCGCCAGCTCCTCTTCGTGGTTACAACAAGCTCACGGGTGACCGCCCGCGCGGTCCTGTCCGTGCGCCTTGGTTTCGGTAGTACGCGCCGAGGGGTTGATCCCCATAGAGCGCCTGATATGCCCTGAGCTGACCGAGCAGCTCGTAAAAGACCCATCCGGCCGACTCCCGGACGCTGGCAAGCGATCCGCATGGGCCTGCCGAGCATCCATCGCGCTTCTGGAAGTTGATCGCGTGATGCCGCGAGTCCTCGAACATCGGCGCGCGCGTCTGGATCTCCCGCCAAGGCGTCTTCCCGTACTCCCGGTGATGGGTGACGGTCGTGACGCTGAGGAGGAAGCCGGGCATCAATGCTTCCACTTGATCCCGCCGATCTCGGTCGCGAGGATCTTCTTCATCAGCGGGTCCGAGCGCAGGAGGTCCGGATCCTCGCTTGCCGATCGCTTGCCCCCAGCCTCGACCGTGAGGCCCTGCTCCATCGCCGTGGCCGGCTGCACAAGGCGCGTGCGGTCCTCGAATTCGGCCAGGGCGAAGCTCGCCGTGTCCTTCAGCCCTTCCTTGCAGATCCGCTCGGCCATCGCCAGCGTCCGGGCTTGGACCAGCATGCACTCGCCTGCGAACAGAGCGCCGATCACTGGCTCACCATCGAGCATTCCATCGATGGAGAACATGAAGACGATGTTCTTCTTGCGCGAGTCGCCGGGCAGCACCATCTCCTTCTCGAAGTGCGGCCGCGCGTCCTTGAGCCTGCAGAGCTCGTCGGCGGTGAGGATCCTCCGGCGCGTGGACAGTTGCCCGTGCGCCGTGCCCGTGGTGTCGATCTCGTGGTCATCCGGCATCAATGTCGTAACCCTCCTTCGGCTTGTTCTTCCATCCCTCGGCGATCAGCCAGTCCATCGATCCGGGTTTCGGCCCGCCGATGCGCGGCGGCTCCTCGAGGATCTTCCGAGGCCTCGACATGCACCCGTACCGAATTCCATCGGGCGGGTGGTCTTCCCCATCCGTGTCCGCGTCCTCGAACTTGTTGGCCGCGTCGTCGTGCTGAAGGGCTGCCAGCGTCCTGATCGCGTCCGGGCAGAACTGGGTGAAGAAGAGCATCGGCGGCGAGAACTCCGGCCCCTGATCCCCGCGCAGGCGGTAGCGCACCTGGTTCCAGCCCGGCAGCCTTCGTTTGTCCGCGCGGCGCAGCTGCAGCTTCTTGCCCTTCAGGTCGACCTTCATTGCCCGCTCGGCCAAGCTCGGGCCGCCGTCCTCGTCGAACATCGAAGAGTCGACCGTGTTGTAGAGGATCTCGTCCCCGCGGTTTCGCTCGAGCACGCCCTTGGCCCACTCCTCGATGGGCAGCTTCAGTCCGATGTTCTGGCTGGGCTGCTCCTTCGATTCGCCGTACCACTCGCGATAGCAGACCAAGGCGCCGGGCAGGAGGAGCACCTTCGCGCCGGTGACCGTCACGGCCCACATTTCCTTCTGCACGATCACGAACCAGCCGGTCCAGAACGGCCGGGCCGATCCCCAGTCCGTCGCCGTGAAGCGCCGCCACTCCTTCGGGAATGGCGTGTCCACCAGCACATGCCGACCCTTGGAGAACTCGGGGAAGTAGGCGCCGGCGATCACATCCCAGTCGCCTTCCAGCCACGCGCGCACGAGCTCCGGGGAGCCGGACATCTGCAGGTTGGCGATGTAGTCTGGGCCGAGCAGGTTGTGGTCCGTGATCTTGCCGGGGATGAAGATCCGCTCCTTCATCACCTTTTCCTGCGTCCACGGGTTGACGAACTGCTCCTCGATCACCTTCCAGCCCAGCGGGGCTGGGTCGATGTAGCGCTTCTTCACCCAGCCGTGTCCCGGGCCGCCAGGGTTGCCCGTGCCCCTGAAGCCCACCGGCACGCCCTTCGTGCTGCGCAGCGTGGCCATGAGCTTCATCACCGGCGCCTGGTTGGGGAAGTTGCCGAGCTCCTCGATGTAGACCCGCGTGTTGTTGTCCCCCTGGTAGTTCTCCGCGTCCGCGTCGTGCTCGAGGTACTCGAAGCGCAGGCGCGCACCCTGGGGGCTGGTGATCGTGTGCCCGGACGGATGGAAGCCCAGCGGGATGTAGAGGCGCTTGGCCCGCTCGAAGGTCTCCTGCAGTTGCTTTCGCGTGCGCCGGATCATCAGACCGATCGCATCCTCGCCGTACTGGTGCGAGTGGCTGATCCAGTCCCCGAGCGTGCCCTCGGTCTTCAGCGATCCGCGAGACCCGCCGTAGAAGATCTCGAACACCGGGCAGGTGATGTAGGCCGCCTGCGGTGCTGAGCGCGGCTCCCATGCGACTAGTGCTTTGTCGGCTGGGGCTGGGGCGCGTACCGTTGCTTCCATGCCTCGGTGTTGTTCTCAGGCGGCGGAATGTGCGCCACATAGCTGTGGCTCACGTCGCCAACCACCTGCGTCGGCATGATCTTGCCGAGGAGCGTGAGGAAGGCCGTAGGGTTCTCTTTCGCCTGCTTGACGAGATAGCGTTCGCCGCCCACCTTGGCCAGGGCGGCAAGGATCATCATCTTCACGGTCTTCGTGATCTTGTTGGGCACGCCTTTCTTCCGGCCTGCGCCCTCTCTCCGACCGCCGCGCTTTGATTTTTTGATTTCCACGCCTAGTCTTTCGGACCGCAACGGGCCGAACACTAAGCCTGCAGGACTGCCTCGCGCTGCCGCTTTTCCGACAATTCGACGCCGCACACGGCTCGGTGCATGGCTATGATCGCGGCTCCGAGACTATGGCGAGGCTCGGGACCGTCGGCCTGCAGCCACGGGTGGAAGGTGCCCCACGCGATGCCGAGGAGGTTTGCCTGCCGTGAGTACGAAACCCCAGCCTTGTGCATGTCGATGAACATGAGGTGCCAGGGCAGGCGCCGCGGGAAGATAGCTTCGACTGGGAGGACGGCGCTCATCTGCCTGTGGTGGTCGCCTTAGCGATGGCGGCGCGCATCTGAACGCGCTCGGTCGGCATCGAGTCTGGGTGGTGGGCGTAAAACCACTTCTCCATACTCTCCAGAACCGCTATCAGCATCCTGTTCTCGCGTTCTAGTTTTGGAGTTCGATCCCATCCTTGTGGGCAGCCGGGGTTGTAGCAAACGGCTCCGACCTTTTCGCGTGATCGAATATCTGTTTTGCATAGAGAGCAGTCCGGGCCCTCGGCAAGAGCAGCGCGGACGAGGTCTAAACCCTCCGGGCGCTGAAGCATTGCGCGGTCGCCGGGGCGGCAGGCTTGAACATAGACGAAATACCCGCCAGCGTCCTCGACGTCTGCGGGCACCATGCACTGCCTGAATTGCGCCGTGTCCAGATGGCGCTTCTTGCCCAGCGCACATTCATTTTTGTCGCGTGGGCAAGAGCATTCAACGTGTGGCTTTCCGTCGATCAATGTCGATGTAATGATCTTCATTTATTTGCCTCTCTGATTTCAACGCGGCGCACGTCCTGATACCAATTTTTCGCCTCGCGCTCGTTGGTGTAGAGGACCCCGTAACGCGGGTCATCTTTCGGGTATGGATGAAGGTCAAGGCGCCCGTCGACGAATCCAGCCCAGAATTTCTTTGGAAGCCGATACGTGTTCTTAAGAGCCACTGTATTTTCCATCGCTTATTTTTTTTGTCATGCGAGCCTCAGCTTCCCGTTCTTCCACGCCCACACGAGATAGCGCGCCATGCCGTTCGCCCAGGCGGTGAGGTAGCCCTCCTTTCCGAGCTTCTTGCGGGTGAAGGCGTCATGGCAGGCAGGGCAGCCAGGGACCGCGAGGCAGTCGTGGCTTTTCAGGCCTGCGCCGCGGCCGTGCGCGAGCATGTCGGAGTGGCAGGGGACCGAGGGATGGGTCCCGCAGCCCTTCGCGCCGAGCTGGAGGCAGCACGGGGCCTCGTGGGCGACGTCGAGCAGGCTGCGGCTGCGCTGCGTGCCATTCACCGGCTTGGAGGGGGCTGGCTGGCCCTTGAGGATCGTGGGCAGCGCCGTTTCGTGGAGCGCGGGAAGCTGCTTACGCAGGAGTTTCGCGAGGCTGACGTTGCCCATCAGGCTCCCCCGGCAGGAATCGAACCTGCCTTCACGCAGCCGGTACTCGGGACGCCCTTCCTTCGCTTGACGTCTGCGGTGCTACCCGCTTGCCTCGGTGCACGCGAGGCGGGGGAATTCTTCAGCTTGCGGTGAATCGCATCAATGTCGACGCCCGGGAAGTCGCGTTCCAGCTTCTCGCGGGCTTCCGCCAATTCGACCAATCTGGGATGCAGCCAGTTGGTTTCCATCAGAACGGCACGTCCCCGCGCTCGAGCGGCGGCTTCGCGGCCGGGATCGGCTTTGCCCTGGGGTTGCGAGTCGCCACCGGGACCTCGAACATCTCGCCCGCGGGCACCGGCAGCACCAGCGGCACGATCTCGATCTCCAGCCGCGCGCCGCTCGGGTCCGCTTCCTTCCGCTCGGCCACGATCCGGTATACCTGAGAATCGTCCGCGTACACGATGCCCTTCAAGGCGTCGATGGTGACCTTGAGTGCGTTGTCGAGATCCATGCAGACTTTGTTCTTCGGGATCAGCGCGATCCGCAACTCGATAGTGCCCTCCATCGGCGTGTGCACACCGGCAGCCTTGGCTCGCCATCCGCACTCGTCCTTAAAGGCCTTGGCCTCCTTGGTGACGCCGGTGATGACGCGCTTCGCCTTGGCCGCCCAGAAGCTGATCCAGTAGCGGTTGGCGCTGATCGGGTATGGGAGGACGAGGATCATTGCGCTGGAGCTCCCCCGACGCGGTCTGTGCCGGCAGGCATCGGGATCTTCACCTGGCTCAAGCTCTGAGGACGACAACCCGGGCTGCGCTGCTCGTGATCGGCTACAAGGTGGGGCGTCAAGGTGCCATTCATCCACGCGATAACGTCCTCAGCCCCTCGCGCCGGGACTTGGACCTCAGCGTCCTTGATTCCGCAGACGTTGCACGAGTAGAGGCAGCCGATGGTGAGGTTCATTGCCCCCTCCTCGCTCGCTTCCTGTTTCTCGGCGCGTTTTGAGGCAGGCAGTACCGCGCCGCGCGCCGCTCCCCGAGCATCACCAGCCGACCCTCTGAAAGCAGGCCATCGACGACTGCCTGACCGCTCTTCGCGCCGTGGCGCTCGGCCAGCGTTTCGAGGACCGCTCTTGTGGCCGGGAAGATCGCGACAGCGCGCAGGACCCATTGGCTCGGAAACATCAGGCGGCTACCTCCTCGTCCAGCTCTCGGCTGCGCAGCTTCAGGCGCTCGCGCGCGCCCTTGATCGCAACCCGGCGCATCCTGTCCGGCGTGCCTACATGGAACTGGCTGCACACCCCGCACCGGTAGGGCTCCATGCCCCGATGCCGGATGGCCACCTTCGCGCCCTCGAACGTGGCGAACTTCCACTTGCCGCTGCATTGCGAGCGCCGGCGGTTTGCCTTCTTCATCACGAGGATCTGAATCTCGGCCATTTCGGCGGGCGTCATGCGTACGCTTCCACCGGGGGAATCTCGTCGTGCTCCGGTTCGCGCAATATCACCCCGTTATCGATAGCCCAGGCCCGGACGAAATGCTTTAGGTCCTGCCCCTGCTTGCGCGTGAGCCGGGATTGCTTCATGCGGGTCGTCATCACGAAGCCGTCGCCATTCAACGCCGGTAGGAATTCCGGCTTCCACCCCTGCTCCTGCGCAAAGGCCCCGAGGACAAGCTGATGCCATTGCCAGGGCGTGCGCTTGATCCCTGAGCCCCGTGGCCAGTCCAACTGCTCGGCAAGCTCCCCGTAGACAGCCTCGACTGCGCGATGCTGGCCCGCCTCCATCTTGGCGAGCCACGCACCGCACCGATCGCACTTGTCCACGAGGGTGCCGCGCCCGGACATGTCAGCCCCCGACTTCCTCGAACACGAGCGCGAGCTGCTCGACCTTGCGCTGCGCCTCCTCGAAGTTCTCGCCGGCGCGCGCGACAACGAACTTCTTAACCGTCGTGGCCAGGAGGCCCGACTTCTCGGCCGCGGCCTTTACCGCATCGTTGAAGTCGGTCGCCGCGTCGTCGGCCGCTTTCTTCAGCGCGACGAGCTTGTCGATGCCGTCCTTGATGATCTTCGTCTTGATGACCTGCTCCTGCTTGTCCGCGTCCTTCCTGCCGCGTGGGCTCTTGCTGCCGTTGGTGCCTGCTGTGGTTTCCATCTTTCCTCCGGGAAATGGCCAAGCTGCGGCCGGGTTGATTGCCGTACGGGATTTCGCGGGCTCAGCCATAGAGGTCGGCCCGGGACTGCTGTGAATCGTCGAATGCGCGAGAGCGCGGCGCCCTGGGCGCGTAGCTGACTAAGTCCGCTGACGCGGCGCGGTTCTCGAAGCGTGTGTAGTCCTTCAGGAACGTCAGGTACACGGTCCCGATCTCGCCGTTCCGCTGCTTGCCGATGATCAGTTCGGCCAGTCCGAAGGACTCTACTTTGTCGGGGAAGTACACCTCGTCGCGGTAGAGGAAGAGGATGACGTCCGCATCCTGTTCGATGGCCCCGGAGTCCCGCAGGTCGGCCATCATCGGGCGCTTGTTCGGGCGCTTCTCGAGGGCGCGGTTCAACTGCGAGAGCGCGACTACCGGAACATCCAATTCCTTGGCGATGCGCTTCAGGCCGCGGGTGATCTCCGAGATCTGGTCATTCCTGCCATCGCCGGTCGACTCCATGAGCTGCAGGTAGTCCACGACGATCAGGCCCAAGCCTCCGCATTCGCGGTGCGCGCGCCTGGCCTTGGCCCTGAGCGTGGCCGGATTGAGGTCGAAGGTCTCCTCGATGATGATCGGCGCTTCGTGCAGCTTCCCCATCGCCACGGAGAGCTTCGACCAGCTTTCATCGGACAGCCGCCCCGTGCGCAGCGCGTGCTGGTTGACTCGAGCCGAGGATCCGAGCATCCGCTGCGCGAGCTGCGTATTCGCCATTTCGAGGGACAACACCAGCGAAGGAAGCCCCTGCTGCACGGAGACTTCCTCGACGATGTTCATTGCCAGCGCGGTCTTCCCCATCGAAGGACGCCCGGCAATGATGATCAGGTCCCCGCGCTGAAATCCTGCCGTCTTGTCGTCGAGGTCCACGAACCCCGTGGCCACGCCGGTGATCGTCTGGTTCTCGCTGTGGTAGCGCTGGTCGACGCCCTCCATGACCTTGGCGAGCAACGTCCCGAACGGAACTGCGGTCTGGGTGCCGGTGCGCAAGCTCAGTGCGAAAAGCTGCTCGGAGGCTTTGTCGACCATGTCGGCCGCGGGGAGCGCTGCGGGCCCGAAGGCCTCGTTCGAAAGCTCGGCGCATAACAGGATCAGCGCCCTCTTCTTCGCCCGGTCGGACACGATCTCGGCATAGCGGCGCACGTTCGTGGATCCGGGGCTGTTTTGCATCAGGGTGCTGAGGTAGCCAAGGCCCCCGGGAATCTTCTCAAGGTCCTTGTCGAGTGCGTCGGCCAGCGTCACCAAGTCCGCCGGACGGTTGCTTTCGATCATCCGCACGAGTTGCTTGTAGATGCGCCGGTGATCGTCCCGGTAGAAGTCTTTCTCGGTGACTAGGTCAATGACCCGGTCGTAGGCAGAGTTGTCCAGCAACAGCGCGCCGAGGAGGGACTGCTCCGCCTCGACGCTGTGCGGCGGGATCGCGAGCTGCAGCATGCCGTCGCTGTTGTCGGCGAGGTCGCGTTTCATGAGTGGTATTTCCCCTCGTAGATCTTCACGAAGTTCTGCGGATTGACGATCCAGTCGAGGCTGATCTCGAACTGCTTGTGATCGCCGTTGGGCGGGACCTGCCCGGTCAGGAATTTCGATTCGGCGCAGTAGACGAAGAACTTCTCCCACCAGCCGAGCTTCTGGCGCTTCGCTTCCTCCCGCCAACGCGCCTGCAAATGCTTGGCTCGGGTCCCGGACCAAAGCTCGGGCTTGACCTGTCGGCCCATGGGAAGGTGCTTGTGGTAAAGCCCGATGATTTCGAGATGGGGACACGGGGAAGCTGTGGCCAGATCCGCTTTAGCGGATCCAGTCTTTTCAAGGTCTTGTCCCTGTCCTGTCCCTGTCCCTTGCATTGCCGTGGGACATGCCGTGGCATGTGCCGTGGGATCACCCGTGGCATTGCCGGGTTTGTGCCATCGCTTTCCCGCGCGTTCGCGTTGCGCCTTGCGGTGGGACCATGCTTCGAGGGCCTTCTCGGCGATCACGGGGTGATACCAGCGGCCGTCCGCGCATAACACGAAGCCACGGAGCGCCTGGGGCATCACCTTCTTCCACCGGGACCCGGCGCCTGACAAGTGCGCGAGCACGCGATCATCGTTCGGGAGGCTCGCGGCCGGGACTTGCTGCCAGGCCTTGCACCAGAGCGCCACGGCGGCCTTGAATTCATCGCCAGTGGCTAGGGCGAAAAGGTCGGAGTCGAGAAGCCGCACCGTATCGATCGGCATCCAGGGCAAGCCCCGAAGATCGCAATCCACGGGCACGAGCGGCTCGGACAGCGCTGCGTGTGTCATATCCAAGGCGCGAGCCCTCGGGAAAGCATGGTGCCCTTCTCCTGATTCTTGTTCGTTCTCGCCGGGCTCGTGCCCGGTCGGGTCCTACCTGTTGCGGCCGATTGCGTAGACCTTGCCCGGCGCCTTCCCTGTCCTCTTCCTCATCCGCCTGGCAATCGATGCCTTGACCACCAGGGTGGCCGCCTCTTCCTCCGAGACCCCGAGGCGCGCGGCCGTCTGCTTCACGAGCTTTGCTTCTTCCTTGCTGAGCACGAGGTCCCGCTCGTGGGACTTTTCGTAGGCCATTTGTGGCCCTACCGTTGCCCAGCCGTGGACTGTTGGGGCTCTTCGAAGAG